GTAGGTGCATTACTTCCTGTTACTGAAGCATACGCTTTTGCTGAAAACTCTGCTGTATCAACTTCACCATCACTTTTTGTAGCCCAATCTTTAGCCGATCCCCTTGTTCCTGTTTCGGTAACACCAGTACCACCTACTGACCATGCTTTTGCACTATAATCTGTGCCTGTTACTGCACCATCTACTTTAGTTGCATAGTCTTTTGCAGAAGTTGCTGTTGTACCTACTGCATATTCCTTTGCAGAATAAACACCAGATTGAGGAGATGCCGTACCTCCATCATAAGTATTTACTACTGCTCCTGTTTCTGTTGCATATGATTTAGAATCTAATACATAATCTTCTGCTTTATCTACATCTATACTGGATACAGTAAGATTTCCTGATCCATCAAACTTTAATGCCTTATTTTGTCTATTTGTAGACGTTACATTAAGAGTTGCCGAAGTCTCAGTAGCATCACTTGCAAGTAATGTATCGGATAACTTTAAGTTTCTCGCAGTTGTATTCTTTAACTGCTGAGACATATTCACAATTAAATCTAATTGATTCTCAACCGATTCTGCTTCAAATTGTGAGTTATTTGCAAGATCAGTATCTTGTGTAAATGGAACTTCTCTTAATAAAAGAATTTTAACAGTGTTTGGTGGGGGAGAAGTAAATTTAACTGTTGCAGTAGTTCCAGATAAAGTTACTGTATAATCAGTTGTAATTGTTTTTAGGAGGGTTTTTGTCCAAGTTAAAGTCCCTGAACCTGCAGTTGTAATAGCTGATACACCAGCACCTACTGAAGTTTCTAACTTCCAAGTTGTTGATGTTTTATCTCTTACATAATAATCAGTATTATTTAATAATCCTGTTGGTAATGCAGTTGCGGCTGAAACTCTAATTACTTCGGTATTTAAATGACCATGTGCAGTATTTGATGCTCCATTAAGAGTTACATTAGTAAATGTTTCATTACTTGCATCAGCAGTAAATGTACCTGTATTGGTAAGATAAACCTTAATGTGTGTTCCATCTTTTACTGGAATATCTGTTCCACCAGTAGCAAATACATATTCAGTAGCACTACCATTACCAGTAAATTCTGCTCTGTTTAGTTCAGTTGTGATCATCTAAAACCTCCGTATCCCCAAATATTTGATGGTTCCAACATGAATGCTTCGTCACGTTGTCTAGCCCTAGATTCTAGGGTATTCAAGTATCCGGGGCTAAATGTTTCCATCACTCCATAATGTAAACCATAATTTAATGCCGCCTCTGTATAAAACAAATTAGCGTAAGGAATATTGTAACGCAAGTTTTTCCACACATCTACTGCATCTTTGTTTCCCGTTGTCAACCCAACGAATAATTCACCATAATCTTTAAATGTAGCATATCCTGCTCCTAATACTGCTTCGTCCCACTTATGATAGTATCTTCCATACTCTCCTGCAAGGAAATCTCCAAACATTCCAGCAAAGCCACTCTGTACTAATGCATCAGTTAATACTGCCGGATCATCCCATGCTGGCGGTTCTTTGCCTTTAAGCATGTTTTTAGCGGCAATTGAAGCATATCCTAGACCTACTGCTGGCAACATGTGTATTGTACTTGGTAATCCCATTTCCATCATTCTGGGATATGTATTCATTACAATACTCATTGTATGTGTTCTAAATTCCCAAAACAAGTGTGTTGCCGCATCTGGTATTGTACCTCTATTAAAGTTACCATACATCATTGCACGTTCTGCACCTGTAGCTTCTGGTACACCATATTTAGCTTCATTAACAAAATATCTATCTAGTTTTCTAGCAATTGTTTCTGGGCCTTTATTTTGTCTTAGCCAATCTCCTGATATAAAATGATTATTAGTTGTAGCTTCTGGATTAAAAATCTTTTCATTAAAAGTACCAATTTCTTGTATTTTAATCCAATCTGCTTCAGTAATTCCATATTCCTTCATTAATCTAGCAAATCGTGGATCAAGTTGTATAAAGTTTTTAGTTAATAATTGATTTGCAAAATGGTTTGAGGACATCATTGCAAAACCTTCTCTCATCCAGTTTGTCCATCCATGAGAGCCATTCCATGTTAAGAAATGATCCTGTAATCTTGATAACCTACCAGCAATAGGTGTTGACATAACTGTTCTTGCTGATGCTCCAAATACTCCATCAAAACCAACACCAAGCATTTTAAGAACCATCTTTTCTTCTTTACCTACTTTTTTAAATGCATTTCTATATAAATGGTTTACTAATCCTAAATATCCAGTTCCCGGTTTTACTCCTTGATAATGAAGGTTTATTGCTCCTGACCATAGATCGCCAAAGGAGCTAATCATTTGTTTACCTAGTTTAGTAACTGTCTGGAATGCTTGCCAACCTACAGTAAACTTTGCTAATGAGGGATTACCTACAATAAATGATTCTCCTGTTACTTGATATAAAGCAGATTTAAGTTTCCATTTCTCAAATGTACTTAACTTTTGTTGACTGTGAAGTTCATCTATTAATGCATCTATTTCCTTTTCAGGTAATACACTTTGTTTTACACCTCCAACCTTTTTTGAGTATCCATATCCTAATACTTCACCCATTGCCAAATGGTTATCCATCTGATCCATATTTGCAAATATAGATTTTCCAATATTGTAATAACCATATTGTTGATTATATCTAAGAATTGAATCTACATCCTTGAATACCAATATTCTTTGTGCTTCCAAGTAATCTTTTAATGGACTCTTTCTTTCAAATCGTTCTCCTAGAAGTTCACTTATTTTACTTATTCTTGGTTTATCCTTATATTCCTTGCTTTGTTGAACAATACTATCGTATATATCATCAAGTAAATCTTCTAAACCCTTATCACCTAGTTTTTTAGAAGAAACATTTCCTAGTGTTTTCTCTTCATCTAGTAATCCTGAAATAAATCTAATCCAAGTGTTTTTATCTTGGAATTCACCTTTGCCTAGTATCCGTACAGGATCATGGTATTGTGCTGTAATATGATCATCTCGCCAGTTCATACCAGCACCAAAGGCATTAGCTTCTCCAACTTGCATTCGTTTTTCTTCAGTTAGTATTTTTGCTAACTTAAATGCTTCTTTATTATTAGTCTTTGCTTTGCCTGTAAATGGATACATTTCGGTTAATAAATCTCTTACGAATCCATCTTCATCATTTAAGAGTCTTACCATTTCTCTATTTGAAAGACCCATTTCTTTCAATACTCTTGCATTCCTTGCTTCTGTCCTAGTAGTTGCATTTATCCATAATCCGCTTTTACCTACAAGTAAGTTCCATAATGACTTAAAGGGTTTATCATTATTTTTTACTGATTCATGTAAAGAATCTATAGTTTCCTTAGTTCTGCGCTCAGATATTTTCTGAGATGCTTTTATACGTTCACTGGAACTTAATCTTGTTTTAATTTCTTTTGCATATTTACTTACTGATTCAACATTAGATAGATTATTAATAATTGCATCAGCATCATTATCCTTAAATCCAAAATCAGTAAGTATTTTACGGCAACTAGCTTTACTCATGTGAATAACCCTAAAGTACAGGATTTAGCTTGTCTGAATACATTTGCTAATGCTTCAACAGTTTTTTCTGCCACATTCATTTCTTCTGGAGGTTTACTTCTTCTTGTTTCATTAACTTCATCATCAATAGTTCTTTCTTGATTCTTAATCTGTTCCTGTCTCCATTCTTCTTGAGTCCATATCTTATCAGGTTCTTTTGTAGGAGGATGTCCAACTTCAGGTGGTGCATCTTTATCTACTAATAAACGCTCTCCTCTATTATTTACTGGTACTCCATCAACTACATGAACACCTGAAACAACCAAGTCTTCACTATGTTCTGTCCACGGCAGTTTCTTTTGATAATCAATTTGTCCTAATTTTTCTTGTAATCCACTATTTTTACCAACTCCACCAAATAATAATCCTGCACCTGAACCAATTAATCCTGCAATAGCTACGTCTAAAACTGCGGCTTTGTAGTCTATATCTCCACCTATATTATAAATTGCAGTATATTTAGCTGTTTCAAATGCCGCTTGGTTTACCATTGAATTAGCCGCCATACCTAATACTGGCATCTTATTAAGTGTTCTGGCAACTTTTGATATACGACCAGCCCAACCTAAAAATGGTATGTAGTTAATCGGATCAGGAATACCACCAACAATCATACCTCCTATCCTAGCTGGATTAAATGCACTTACATTTTTGGTGTACATTGAATAAAAAGCATCTCTATCATGTCTCTCAGCTAACACTTTTGCTTGTGTTTCTGTCATACCATCATGCCAGCTTATTCGATCTCTTGCATAAGGCGATGCATTATATTCTTCTTTTGTTAATAAGTTTGCTTCTTCATCTGATTCTAATGTACTGAGATAGTCTCCAGCGTGCATGAAAGTAGCATCATGGAAAGAGTGGCTAATAGATTGTGTAAATATATCTCCCATTGATGGAACATTCTTCTGTAATGCATTTCGCATCATTATATCTTGATATAAACTATTGTTATATTCGTGTGTATAATCAGGTCTATACATTATAAACTATGGTCTTCCCATTGGTTGATTAAAAGGGAAATTACTAAATTTCTTAAAGAACGGCTCCATTATATCGGGCATCCAATCAGATTTGTACCATCTATCCTGCTGGTCAGTAAATTCTCTTAATATATGATTTGCTTGAGGTTGACTTAAAGTATCAACACCTAATCGTTTTGCTTCTTCATCAAGCATTTCAAGTAAAGGTAATATTGCATGATCAAATTCTAATTTACCGGGGCTATCAAGAAATCTAAAAAATGGCCAGCTAGATATTCGATCACCCATTGTATCTTTGCGTAGTCTTTCTTTACCTTCTTTTTGTAGTGTACGGACATAATCATGACCACCTCTACCAAATAGAACAGCAAATTTTGCTCCCATTATAAAATCCAATACATATGAAGATGCAGATGCTGATGCTAAATCTTGTTGAGATACAAACTTTGGAACTTTTTTACCTGTCTGATCTTTTTGTAAAAATGTGCCTAGTAAAATAGCTTGATTCTCATTTCCACTAGGAGGCAGAAGATATACACCTATATTGAATCCTTCTCCTTTGTTAATAAATCCTTTCTTTAAATTCTTTGAGTTTCCTGTTATAATATCTCCCAGAATTTTTTCCATTGTTTCTTCTTGTAATTGACTCCAGTAATCATTAAAGATTTCTTTTTTATTCCCTTGTGCATCTTCTTCATAGAATCTCCCACCTTCCCTATATCTATGTGAACCTTGTGGAGTATCAACTAACATAGCACTATCAATTGCTTGGTCTCTTAATTGTTCCAATGTACCTTCTGGTATATTAGGTATCAATGACCATTCTCCTGTACCACTTCTTTCAAATTCCTGCATATAAAATTTGTAGCCTCTATCTGCATCATCTTCTGCATTTAAACCAATTGCCTCATATGCTCTTGTATCTACTTCAAAATTGTATCGTTGACCAGTATCTACTACAAATGAAAATGGATGTAATTGTTTAGCTAAGTGATCACTAATATCATCTTTATCCATTCCATCATAATATCCTGCAGATGCTTTTGATCTTATAACTGCTCTTTCCAATGCTATTAAGTCAGACCTTTGAGACGGATCAGCCATTGTAGATTTCATTCCTATTGTTTTACCTCTATCTAAATTTGCCTGATTAATTTCTGCCATTGTTGCTTCAGATGTTTTGGATGTCCCCGGAGCATCCGTTGCTGTATGTGGGAAGATATTTGATGCCGCTTTAAAAATCTCATCTGCATGGGCTTCTCCTTGAAGATCATCCCATAAATCTGTAAGTCCGGCTAATGCAGGATTTGCATTTTGTTTCATATAATTTCTTAATTGACCAAGTGCTACTCTTTGCTGGTCATCATTACCAAATTGTTTAGCTTTTGCATATAAGCCTGTATAAATTGCATAACGTTCTTCTTGAGACATTTCTGCATTTGTTAAACTTTTAACTTTCTCAAGAACAAAATTAGGTAATAATTTCTCACGATTCCCTGCTTTATAGTCTCCTTGCCATTCTAATATTTTATCAACATCTAATTGTTGTCCACTCTCTAACTTGCCTAATTGTTTAGTTTCTTTAATAGCAAGTAATGCTGGGTAACGAGCAAGTTCATCCTGTCTTGCTTTTATAAAAGTCGTTATTTTGTCTTTAAGAGGTTTAATTCTAGCATTAGTACCATATTCATTTCCCTCACCATTAAGAACAACCAAAGCCGATGCTAAGTCTGTTGTATCCATAGTTTTAACATTCTGCCCAATCTTTAACATCGAATCCAATTGGTTTTCAAAATGCCAATAATCCAGTAATTGATCTGCAGTTGGTTTTTTCCCTTGAAGTGAATTTCGTGTTGTAACCCACTGATCACCTAATTGATCTGAGGCTTCTTCCTTCACCACTTCATCATAATCATCAGCATATTGAGGTCTTAAAGTGCTTTCTTTTGAAGCTAATTCTAATGCTGAATCTAAATTTTGATTATATTCATAAGCAATTGATGTTATATTTCTCTCATGTTCATCTTCTCCAATTTTTGCACCATCTAACTTGTTTAGAAAATTTGTAAGATGACTAATTGCTTTTCTACCGATTGGCCCAAGAGCTTCTAGTTTTTGATTTAGAAATTTTTCGTCACTGCCAAATAACAATGCAAGTTCCATATCATTCTGAACACTATTGCTATTTATCTCCCATTCCCCATCGTGGTTTTTAGAATAAAATCGTTTTATTATCCTAGCTGAACCATAGTCTTGTCCTGCATCTGTATCTAACGATGATAGTGCCGCTTTTTGTTTTGTTGTTAGTTCTTTAATTGCTTCCTGTTTCGTTTCTCTTTCATGTGCAGTAATAAGTCGTGTTATAAATGCTTCTGTTACATATTTAGCATCATCCTCACTAACATCTGAGAATGCTTCTCTTACTGCTTTTACTAGGTCTTTGCCTGTCTTAGCAACTATTTTAGTCCTGCCATATTTATCTTTTTTCTTACCTTTATTTGTAAATTTTAATAAAAACTCTTTATCAAATTCTGATTGATCAAATATTTTATTTTCTATATCTGTGATTTTCCCACCTCTTAGGTCAACTTCTTGCTGAGTAGCCCATCTAATAGCTTCATATCCTTTTGCACCTAAGTTTGTTAAATCTTCAACTGCAAGATCATATCCTTTAAACTTCTTACCACCGTATTGGCGTTCATAACTTGCTATTAATTTATTTTTGGTATTTTCTTTTTCCTCGTCTTTCTCTTTTATACGTTTTGTTTCATCTCGGTCACTTCTTTTTAAGACATGGGCATTATAGAAATTAGGATTGAGTGCATGTCTTGTTTTTTCAATTTCAATAGAATAGTAGCCTTGTTCTGCCCTTTCTATTACTTGATCCCTACTAACATTCTCATCTCTTAATTCTCTTATATACCATTCTTCCAAAAGAGATTGGACAGCTTTTTTATTCCATGTATCTATTTCGTATTCATCTAATGTACCTCCCTGATCTGATCTTGTTTGGATACGATTAAACATATTTCCTAATAATATGCCTGTAGCTTCTTTTGCTTGTTCAGTAGTCTTAGCATTCAAAAATGCTGTTTTTACTTTTTGTCTATAGTCATTGAGTTCAAAAGTCAGATATGATGTATCATAATTGGATTGTGCTTTCTCTACACCACTTAGAACTTTAGAAAGCAATTCCTGATCCATTTTAATCCAACCTTCCTCAATTAAGGTTTTAACTTCATCTGGTAATGATTCATCCAAAAGTAAAGGAGATATATTTACATCTAAGTTTTGACCAATATTTAATTCTGTTCTTCCTTGTCCATCTCTAGTATCTAATTTGCTTAAAACATCTTTTAATGACAAATGTTCTGGTGGAGTATTATTCAGTTCAGTAGATAAAAGACGAAGTAAATTGCCATGATTTTTCATCTTGTTGACAATTAAATCTTGTGCTTGCAGTCTATTGGCAGTTTGCTCTGACTTAGCAATTATTTCAGTAGATTGAGTAATACCGTTAATAAAGGTACTAAATATATCCGCAGTTTTACTAAGATTATCTCCTGCATCCCCATCTGGTCCTTGATATTCAAGGTGAGCAGGAGTTACATTATATGCTTGCTGTCTTGCTCCTGAGAACCTAATATCTTGTGGTCTTGTTACTTCAGCCATAAAAATCTACTATTAATATCTTTGTAAAGTTCTACCAGTAAAACCTGCTGGTATGCTTTGGTTCTTTCTTGCAGTAATTGGTTTCCAACTATTTTTATAATTTCGACCTATACCATGCCGCCATGTACCACGAAGATAAGTACGATTTCGCCCCGGTAATGGTGGTGGAAGATGCTTACCACCAGTTCTTAAAGCAACTCTATCTCCATATTTTCCTTTTGGTCTTATATCAGCTTTGGTAGTAGCAAATCCTACTCTTGTATTAACACCTCCTCCTTTAGTTCTTTTAGTTCTTTGAGATGTCGTACTGCTTATACTAGAAACATCTTTAACAGTTTTTGCACCTTCTAATCCCCATTTCCATTTAGTCATATCTGCACCACCTATTGATGCTCCAGCCGTATATGCACTTATTCCAGTTTCAACCAAGTCGATAAGAAATTGTTTATCTGCCGCAGAATCTTTATTATCAGCTTGTCTATTTTTTTGACTAGCATAATTCTGTGCATTTCTCCAACCTGATACATTAGCATTTTGTGTTTCTCTACCTATAGCTTTAGTCAGTTGTCTTGTTTCTTTTACAACTTTACCTTGTGCTTTCATACCATCTATAGCTATTTGAGTTAATACTTGTCTTGAACTACCAGCTCCTACTATAGCACCACTTGATCCATACTTAGCTTCTGCCTCTCCTCCTGCGGATACAGTTTCTTTACGAATTTTATCAATTAATTGTCCACCTTGCTCTAAAGCCCCCATTTGTGCAAGCTGGCCTTCTTTAGTTCTTTGTGTACTATTAAAATATTCTGTTAGAAGAGCCTGTTGTCCGGCTCGCCTATATTCGTCGCTTTCTGCTCGTGAAGCATGTCTGCTAAGTACAGCTTTAGTTGCTCCTAAAGCCAATGTTGCTGTGGCAAGCATTAGTGCCATTATGATCCTCCTGTTTCAGCTTCTATAATTACTGCATTCAATTGCATCGGAAATGGCCCATTAGAGACAATTTTAAGGTTATGGGTATCCCAACCTATACCTGACAGTGATAACTTCCTTATACCAGAGAATAGAGGAATTTGTCGCCCCATTGCATCTTGTGTTGTTCTGAATAGTAATTCTTCTGATAGATCATTATATTCTAGTTGAATTCCTAGTGATTCTTCAACTAATACTGCGGCTTTAATAAGTCTTTTAGTATAGGAGAATTGATTTTGTGGTGCAGAAGGTTCAAGTGTTTCAATATATGCATCAAATGGTAATCCAATTACTGCATCTGTAGCTTCATAGTTATCTAATTCTACTGTATTTGCAACTGTTCCTGCACCTACTACTTTATCAATATGTTGCATACCTCCATAATAGACCTGAACAGTTTGTCCATTTAAATGATCAAAAGATGTAGCTACACTTGTTATCCAACTATGTGTACCACTTCCTGCATCTGTCCATGTAATAGAAGTTCCTCCTGCAGTGGTTGATAATTCAAATGTATTAACAGATTCATATTTAACATAATAATCAGTATTTATAGATAACCCAACTGGCAAATCATCAGCAGTAGTAGTAACTCGTATCTTTTGATTTGCTATTAATCCATGTGCGCTACTTGTAATAAGCAAATCTCCAGAATTATTTGATGCAGTAAATGTTTTTCCAGCAATAGATTTTGTTAATGAACTGTCAGAAAATACATAATTATTGCGTGTTAATGCACCTTCACCCGGAAATCTACCTAATGTTTCCACATAATGTTTAGTTGAACCTCCAATTGTTCTTTCTACTTTAAGCCATATTTGATCATGGCTGGCAGTAGGAATCATCTCAATATCAGTAACTTTTGTATCAACTCCACCTAATTGATGTTCAGACCATGCTTGGAATTCTACACTTCTATCATAACTCAAGGTAAGCAGTCTGCCATCTGCCATCATAAACCAGATGAGATTATATGGACGTTCCTGCCATACCATCTTCTGTATTTCTGATTCTTTGATTATATCATAACCTTTAAGAGATATTTTGCTTGATACCCACTGATTAACTGTACCACCTTCCAATTCAAGTGATTGTACATCTTTACCACCAATTTGAGTATAGAGTAATGCATTAGAAACAATAACTGGTGCAGTATCAGTTGCAGAGAATGAAGTTTCCCGGTTAATAGTAAATCTGAATGGTGTAACAGTAAGATCGGTTTCTGCACCATAGAGCATGTATATTCCTGCAGAAGTACCCATTGATAGTTTCTTTGATTCTCCAAGCCACTTTATTTCATCTAAGGTATCTGAGTCTAAAGTAAAAGTAAGTGCATTTGAATCAATTATAATTTCTGATGATACTCCATCCTCAAGTGAACCCGGACTTCCTTGTTCTGAAATAGATGTTGGAGCAAATGAGTAAAAGTTTGCAGTTTCAGATAACCATATTGTTGATGGTTGAACAGTAGTAGCCGCAAGAACCATACGTTGTTGATATATCTGTGCAACATGTGGATAACCCTGACCATCACTAAATGCACCTAACCTGAACTCAGATGTTCCATATGTACCTCTAGTATTTGCAAGTTCTGTTTTTAAGACTATATCAATATTTCCATTAGTTCCTGTATTATCTACATCTTTAATTATACCCCATGCCCATTTAATTCCTCCTATATTTTCGCCACCTTTCATTAATGGATTAAGTCTTATTAATCTTCCAATATCATCATCACTAAAATATGTTGTAGTACCACTAGCTCCATTATTATTATATAAAGTTAAATTACGCTCAGTGGTTGCATGTGCTTTCCATACATATTTTTTTACTTTGACTTTTGCATTTGCATTTGTTGTTACAGGGTCTTTTACTACAAGTTCAAATTCTTGAAGTTTACCGCCATCTTCAGTTGAAAACTGAATTGTTGTTGAGGTTACTGCAATTACCCATGCATCAAGATTAAACGTATGATCTCCTGTATATGTAGTTCCTGAAGCAGCAGCATCATCAACACTTTTACTTCCATCCATTAATGTCTGCTTATGACCATTATCAGCGGTTTCTCCTGTTTCATTTTTCCTGATATTACCCCAACCCGGAGAACTGTCACCATTAAGCTGAATCTTCTGACCTACTTGTAATCCATGATTTGCCAATACAAGGGAGTTTTCAATAGTATTGAATTCTACTGAGCCTATTTCTACTAATTCTGTAGGTTCAGTTGTATTTTTTAAGGTAAATCTTTGAGCAGTATCACTTTCATCCCAAATATTAATTTCATTATATGGGCCATCAAGTGTAACAAATTCTGTAATTGCCCAGACACTATCATCTTCTGCAACAGAAGCAGTATTAGTAGATGTAGTATTTAATGTACGAAATATCTTTTGGGGAGGTTTAGTGGGACAACATACAAAGATAATATCACCACTTTGTGTAGATTTTAACTTAGTAAGTTCTGAAGCAGTCCATGGAAATACTGCTGTATATTCATAAGTTGCAGGAGTAGTCAGTTTATTTTTTAACAGCCGATCCTGTGACCATACCCTGAGATACCCATTACTTGAATATATACCTAATTCCAGAATATATGTATTATCCTTATCTTTAAAAAAAGGGATAAAACTCGCAGTAGCATCTTTAGCCTCACCTATGTAATTTGTGCCGGGGCGTTTAATAGCTGGCCCTGAAAGCACAGGAATCATATTTTTAGATGATTTATATCCATAGTGGTAAAACTCTTCATTAGAGCGACCTTGAAGGCTTTTTGCTAATACTCCTTCTGTGAATTTAGGTTGAAGAAATTCATATTTTGCCATGCTTACTTAGTTTTCCATGCTTGCATATCAACTTCATATCCAATAGTAGGAGTATTGAAGGTTCTATGTTTAACAGAATATCTGCCTTTTTTGGCATCCAGCCATGAAGAGCGTTCCCGGTGTTCTGGTGTTTTATCTCTTGAATTAGCTGATCTAGCTTCTTGTAGTGCTAAGAAGTATTTCTGTGCCATTTCTTGTTTTAATCCTTCTTTACTTGTAAGCGTTTCTGCAACTTCTACTGCAAGTTTCATTGCAATTGCTTCAGCAAGCAAGGAATCTAAATTATTTGTATCTGTTGGTGTTGCTACATAAAGCAGATACAGTGTTGTTTCGTTTGATAATATGTTTCTTTTTTCAACATGAAATTTAGATACTGGTTCAACTTCTACAACTTTAATGCAATCCGAAGGAAGCTGAAACGTATAATTCCAGCCAAATAAAGGAGCATCAATCTGTGTCAGGAGTTTACGTTCTAATGCACTATTCCATACTGCCATTCGCAATACAGTTTCTAAAACACCATCTATTCTTGCAGAACATGCTCTTGCTCTTGAACTATTCTCTGTAAGAGACTGTATTCTAGCCTCACCCAGATTACTCAAGGCAAGGTTAGCTATACCAGTTTTGTCCATAATAAACTGTTAGTAATGGGGGTCAGTTTCCCAACCCCCGATTAAAATTAGTCTATGCTGTACCACATTTGTACTTGCCAGATTTTCCCATCACCGGGATCACCACCTAAGACTTTGAGTGTTACATCAACTTCATTAGGTATAGCAACTGGTGCATTAGACTTATTGTTTTTATTCCCTGTATCGGTATCTGCACCT